TTTCCCATCCACTTGCTACATCATACACCTTAATTGCTAATTCTGTAACTGCAAATATTAAAGCTGTCCATGCTGTACCTTTAATAATATTCTGCATACGAAGTGTAGAAGCTGTAACTTCATCTGTAGCTGTTTTAACACCAAACATTTTCTTAACCATATCGGCTAGAGTAACAGCAAACAAATTAAGTCCACCAGAAGTCGCTGAAACTACTGTTTTATAAATAGTAAAAGAAGTAGTTAAAAGAACTAATGATTTTAAAATACCTCCAATATTTTCACCAAGATACTTAATAACACCAGCTAATCTTTCAGTAGTCTTAATACCTTTACCAGCTTCATCAATTGTTAAGACAATGTTTGTTTTAAGTAAGTTCCAAGCACCACCTAGAGTTTTTAATTTATTAGCTGAACCAGTACCAAATTGTCTTTCTAACTCTTTACCAAATAAAGGCATCACATCTTCAGCCAAGACAACACCATCTTTTAGCATCTTGTTTAACTCAACTTCTGATACCCCAATTGCCTTTGCCATTATATTAAAAGCTCCTGGGAGTCTTTCTCCTAACTGCTGTCTAAGTTCCTCACTCTGAACAGTTCCCTTAGAAAATATCTGCCCTACAGCCCTTAAAGTTCCCTCAATATCATCATTACTTAAAGCTAATGTTGAACCAGCTTTTATAATCTGCTCATACAATTCTTTTCTTCTAGCTAACGATACATTTGATTCATTAGTTGAAGCTATAAAGTTTTTGTATGTGTCTACAATCTTATTAATATCTTGTCCATATCTTTTGGAAACATCAGAAGCAAATTGAAAATTATCGTTAAATTCTTGCGTGTCCTTAGATACTGAACGTAATGATAACTGAAGTGTGTTTAATTGTACTTGTGCATCTACAAAGTATCTTAAACCCTCGAATACACCAAAAGCCAATCCCATTTGTCCTAAAGCATAAGACAACTTGTTTACAGCATTTCTGTAATTACCAACATTTCTAAAATTATCACCAACTTTAGCATCTAGCTTTTTTAGTGCTTTATCAGCTAAATTAGCTTCTGTAGTAACGTGTTTGTACTCTAGTGCTAGCTTTCTATACTCATCAGTATTTTTCTTTCCATCACGTTCTAATTCTAGCATTTCTGCACCTAACGTTTTGGATTGATTTTTCAAATCTCTAGTAACTACAGATAATCGTTTATAAGCATCAGCTAAATCTCTAGCTTGCTTTTGTGCTTTCTCATTTGCTTTAGCTTGCTTTTCTGCACCCCTAACTTGTCTATCAGCAATTCTATCAGCTTCTTTCTGATTCTGTATATTAATCTTATTTCTTATCTCTGCTGTCTTAGCATCTTGTGTTGCTATTTTTGCATCAGATTCTTTTTGTGCTTTTTCAATCTTAGCTATAGATTCTTTTTTATCTACTAATATCTTAGCATTAGTTTCTTTTTTGCTACGAAGCATTTTAGCATTAGATTCTTCAATTTTCTGAATAGCATCCATTTCTGACTTTAACATCTTAGCATCAGATTCAGCTTTTTGCTGTGCTATTTTCTGACTTATAGACAAAAGTTTCTTTTCAGCTTCTTGTTTCTTAGTAGCTAAGTCTAAAAGTTCTTTGTCAGTCTTAATTCTTTCTCTAGCTAATCTTTCAGATTCTTTAGATAAATTAAGTAATTCTTTAACACCTTTAATATCACCAACATTTACCTTAGATATAGAATCTTTCATGTCTTGACCTAATGTAGCAAATGAAGCATTTAACTCACCTATCTTTTTTATAGCTGTATTCGCACCATCTATAATGTTTTTAAATAAGTTTTCGTCTGCAATTTCGTCTTTAGTTATTTTGTTTGCCATATTCGTCTATTATTAAATAAAATTCTTTTACACTTATCTGTTTCCAATCAAGTCTGTAACCTAACCATTGACCTAACTTAATCAAAGTCTTTTCAATTGAATAATCCCCCTCAACCTCCTTTTCCTCATCTCTAAGGGCTTTAATCTTCTGTTCCTCTATATCTATCAAAGTAATGTTCATTCGATTGCCAGTCCTCAAATATTCGCATTCTAACAAAGCTTTTCTTTTGATAGCATTAAACAACTTCTGTTCTTTTGGTGCTATACCTTTAAACTCTGTTAATTCATTATATAAAAACTCCCAATGCTTTTCACTTTCACTTGTAATCTTAAATTCTTTGTGAACGTACTCTAGCTTCCCCTCTAAACACTTATGCCAATTATATAGTGGCATATCCTCAATTGATTCCCAAAATTCCCCTTGCATATTTTATGTAGTATGGTAAAACGTTTTTTCTTAAAATAATATAATCTCTTTCTTGTAACCCTACAATATCTTCTCCGTATATTTTAAACAAATCAATCTCATCAGTCTGTACACCCCTATTTGTAAAACTTCTTTTAATATTGTCAGATTTTATTTCTACAAAATCAAAGTTTGGCTGTGCTAATTCAATTGATTGCCAAAAATCTCCAGAATATTTCATTGTGTAATTAGAACCAGCTTTAACAATTCTACCAATTGATTCTTTGTAAATCTGTTCAGTCCTAGCTGAATAAACTGATTCTTTAGTATATTTATTTGATATTATCCTACCTTTACTGTCTAAACCTTTTTCTAAGTTTCTAGTATTCAAGTAAGTAACTAAGTTAGATATGATGTCATGTTTAAAAGCAAACTTAAAGGCATTACCATGACCAGACTTTAAAGCTAAAGCACTATACAGCATTTCACCAAGTCTAGTATCCATTAAGTTAACCATAATTCAAAGTTATAAAAAAAGGGTAACATACAAGCTACCCTTAATTCAATTAGATTTTTGTGATTAGAAAATTACTGTCTGATATGGATTGAAAAATGTTGAACTCATTTCAAAACCTCCACCAAAATATTTTAATCCGTAAACATTAACACTAGCACCAATCCCACCAGTTTGAGAAATATCAAGCTTATATTTTCCATTACCCAAGTCTGTAATTGTCCAATTAAGGTCTACACCATTTACAGCTTCATAAGCTGGTGTACCCATTGGTTCGCCAGTAATTGGGTCTTCAAAAAACTGATAAACCCATATTTTTATTAAAGATGTATTTAAACCAGAAATTGGAATATCATTTTCAGCATTTTTATAAACTATTTCTACATTAAAATAGTCAATTTCAAAACCTCCAAATCCTCCACTAAAAACAACCTCTGTATTAGCAATAACAATATCTTTAATACCACTAACCAAGTTAAAATCAAAGTTAGTATCACTATAAGGTATTAACCACATTTTAGATTCTTCTACTGAAGTTAAGAAGTCAAATGTTAAGTTCATTTTTTGAACATTAGCATCACTTGCAAATACTATTTTAGCATCTAAAGACTTATTATTGATTGATATTGGGTAAAGGTAATTACCATCTTTAATACCAATTAAGTTATTATTAGCATCAACAGCATAAACACCAACTTGTGAACAAGTAAATGAATTTATGATATTTAAAGCTTCTGGACTTTGTAAATACATATCTCCATTAAAGCTTCGTTTACCAGACTTAATAAAGAATTTTCTACCACTAGCTGTTTCTTCAAATGAACTATCAGCAATAGGCATTTCAACATTATCAAACGATTCTAAAGGATACCATCTATCTTTTGGATTTACAGCAGTAAATAAGTTAGAAAAGTTAGGTAAAGCTGTTAAATCTACCCTTGTTAAAGCACCAGTTGAATCTTTAAGATTAACAAATATTAATCTTGTTGTTACACTTTGTAAGGTAACACAATTCGGTAATCCAGTATTGGACAAACCTAATCCACATTTACAACCAAACATATTTTATTTTCTTAAAGTTCATAAAAAAAAGGTAGGGCATAACACCCTACCCATTAACATAAAAAAAGTCAATTAACTATTATAAAAGAAATGTTGAAGTACCCTCATAATTAACAGTTAATAATTTCAGTATCACCTCTGTACCTAAAGTTGTGTTAGCAATTGTCAAAGTATATTGACCTTCAATTGCTGTATTTTCAGCTACACCAGAAACATTAATTGTATTACCAGTAGCTTTGTTAATCAAAGTAAAGAAAATTGATGTCAAACCTTTAACTGGAATTGGATTATTACCAGTACCATAGTCTAATTTAGCTGTAACAACAATTGAAGTAGCTGTAGCACTAACTTTAGTAAAATTAACATCCAACAAACCATCAGCATTATTAAAATCAAAGTTAGCTTCAGTTTGAGTAATCAACCATAATGTAGATTCATCAAATAATCTGTACCAGTCAAATGATAACATGATTTTTTGAATAGAAGCATCTGTAGCAAACATTAATTTAGCTTCAAATGATTCGTTATCTACTGGAATTGGGTATAAATCATTTCCAACTTTAGAACCAACTAAAGAACCATTAACATCAACAATGTAGAAACCAAAATCAGAACATCTGTTAGATTCAAGTTTAGACAAGAATGTTGGTGTTTGCGACCATAATTCACCAGAGAAAGAACGTTTACCAGACTTGATAAAAACTTTACGACCAGATGGTGCTTCTTCAAATGTAGAATCAGCTTTTGCCATTTCAACATTTTCAAATACTGGTAGTGGATACCATCTTTTAGTAGCATCTAATTCTGTGAACTTACTAGCCCAAGTAGGGAAAGTAGTTAATGATACTTTATTTAAAGCACCAGTAGAATCTTTTAACGGAACAAGAATTAATCTTGAAGTAACACTTTGTAGAGTGATACAGTTTGGCTGTCCAGTATTGGATAAGCCAGAGTTACATTTACAACCTAAAGCCATTTTTTATAAATTTTAATTAGTTAAAGAAAAAGGGGCTTTTACACCCCAATTAATTATGGTTTCAACAATGCAGTTTTTGCAGTAGAGAAAGTACCTTTTACAAATGCTTTGTAGTGGTTAGTTTTCACATAATGAGTAGCACGTGCTTCACATAAGATTGTGAACAAGTTTTTAGTAAAGTCATCATTTACGAAACCTACTTGAATGTTCAAATCTTCTCTAATACGTAAGTTAGATTTAGTGAAATCACCAACTAAGAAAGTACCAGAAGTGATACCAGTATTAGTAACAACTGGAATACCTTTGATTCTTGTATCTCCGTTAGAGTTAACATAAATCATTGGGTAAGTGTACTCACCTTGAGTTGTTTTAATCAATTCCATTTTAGCACAATCCTCTGGGTGAAGAAGAATGTAGTTTGGCATAAATTCTTCTTTCTCGATTTGAACACAAGCAACTCTGATTACATCAGCTTCGTTAGGTGTAACAATCGATAAAGCAAAACCACCAGCAGAGAAAGCAACAGCATTAGTTAAGATACCAACTAAGTTATCTCCTAAACCATCACCAGAAAGAATTTGCTCATCTAATTTAAGTTGAACTAACTCTACTAATTCAGTATTGATTTCACCTTGCATGAATGGTAAATCAGAAGCCATCTCTTTAGATACTTTAATCCAAGCAGTAACTTTCTTAACGATAGCTTGTCTTTCTACTAAGTCAAAATCAGCTTGTGATTTCAATGCACCTTCAGCAGTCATTCCAGCACCTCCATCTGGAGAAGTTTGCTCGATGTAAGTGATATACTTAGAAGTAGTACCAGCAGTATTTACTAATTCACGTAAAAAAGGCTTACGTCTTACGATTCTAGCAACACCAGTTTCTAATTGTGTTAATGCAACAGTACCACCAGTATAGTTACCAGTTACTGTCATTGTACCAGCTACTTTAACATCTAAAGCAACAGTACCACCTTTTCTTTCTAATACCTCGTTGATTTTCTCAAGGTTATCAGCATAAGAATCAGCAATTGCTTGTCCTAAAGATTTAGCAGTAACTTGCATAGACTTAGAAGCTTCTTTAATACCCTCTAATCTACCCTCTAATGTAGCGATAGCTGTTTTTACAGCAGTATCATCATACGTTTTGAATTTAGCGATTTC